ATGAGTCTGTTAGTAAACGATGCCGATGTTAAGATGGTGTTAGAAAACTGTCACCAGGTCTTATGCCCTCTGGCGTCCCCGTGGGTATACCGCCGAGCGGGAGGAGTCTACTACCTTCGCCTGCGTCCTGCAGGAGTCTCTAAGCAGACTTTGACGATTTCACTACGTACACGCCACCGAGAAACTGCAATGCGCTACAGCCGCCGAATCGAGGCCGCCCTCAAAGTGTTCCATTTAGAGCACGCTGAAGACACATGGGAGACCCTGGTAGTTCCTCTTCGGGAGCTGGCAGAAAGCCTCCTTTGGCAGCTTGTTTCCAGTGACGACAGGACCGCAATTAGCCTGGAATACTCTGAATTGCTGGAGGATCTCCAGATGATTCAGGAAGGTAGTCCAATGACCGTTGATCGTGTCAAGGCTATTAAAACCGGTGTCCGCATCGTCATGGCTGCCCAGGAACGACTCCACAGGGGTGACCCTACGCCACTCGCGAACATCATCGAGGAGCTCCAGGCCCAGGAGAATCCAAAGGCACCAGTGAGTGCCCCTGCAGCCCAGCCTCAAGAAACCCAGGAAGGTGTTCCGGATGTTGTCACTGTGTCCCTTCTGGGTGTCCTCTACCTGGAGGAGCAATCGGACCAGCTCGCTCCGGCATCCATCAGGGATATGAAGTCCGCCTTCAAGACCCTGGCAGAGGCCCTCACGGATCCCTCGACAGGCAAGGAGCTAAACCTCAAGACCCACACCCGTGCGGATATGGTGAAGCTCAAGGCGCGCCTCCAGGACGGCCGCAAGCCTCTCACGGTCAACAAGTTGCTCACCCGATTGGGGACCCTTCTCACTTGGGCAGAGAACAACAGCTACATTGAGAAGGCTTTCAACAAGGGCCTGAAGATCAGCAAAGGCGCAGAGAGCGGCCGGAAGGCGTTCACAGAGGCGCAGTTGGCTACCTTGATGAAGGCTATGGGAGAGCTACCGGTGTCCTCGTGGAAGCGCTGGGCGATGTCCCTCGGGGCTATCACTGGGGCGCGTATCGGTGAGATTTATCAGTTGACCAAAGCGGATGTCCGCAGGATTGGCGATGAATGGGTCATTGACCTGAATACCAACGAAGACAAGACCCTCAAGAATAAACACTCGGAGCGTGTGGTCCCTCTCACGGACGGAGCCCTCGGGTTTGACCTCAAGGCATTCCTTGAGTACGTGAAGGTCCTCGAAGGGGACAAGCTCTTTGACCGTGTGGCCCACAACTTCACCAGGGTTCTCAATGAGACCTTGAGGGATGTCCTGCAGCATGACTCCGGCGAAGGCTTGACGTACCACTCCCTTCGCCACTCCCTGGCCGGCTTAATGAAGCACCACGCTATTCAGGTGAGCATCGTCCAGTCCATCCTGGGCCACAGTTCACAAACCATCACCTTCGATCTCTACGGTGGGGACTCTCGCCTGGGTGTCGGTAAGATGGCAGAGGCGCTCAAGGTCTCCTTCGGTGTATGACGTTGTAGTGAGGGTTTAAAACGGAGGAACCTGAGAGAATCTCTAAGAGTGTCTCTCAGGGATCCCCCCCTCCCCCTAATAGTGAGGGGTTTTGAGCCCCTCTTGACAGGCTTTAAAAGATGTAGTTGGAACCTCCCCCTTCATCCTCCCATGTGATGGTAACGTCCCCTCCCAGGCTCAGGACCAGACGATCCTCATAGCCGGCCAGGTCGTTCTCCATGTGCTTCTCCAGGAATTCCTGAAGCATCTCCTCGGATCCCTTGCCAGAATCCTTCTCCATGCTCTCCACGAAGAACTGGACGCCAATCGCCAGGGCATCGAGGCGGTCGTCATGCTTGAGTGCTCCTCGGTCACGGGTGAGCCTCGTGAGCTGGTACAAGCCGCAATAGGAAAGGTCAAAGTTGCCCTCGTGGTTCTTAGCGGTCCGATAGTCCTCCTCCACAACGGCCTCATTGAGGACCAGCTTGTGGGACCCCATCACAGGCTCCAGAACGTCCGCAATGCGTTGTTCCTTCTGGCCCTTGGACTTCACCTCGGTGATAGTGCATGGGTGGATCCTGGCCATCACAGGGCCGAACAGCTTCAGATACATACCGTCACCGAAGTTACCCTCAATGACTACCTCGTTGACCTTCCACTTCTTCCCGATCCGTGCCAGGGCTTCCAGGGTGGAGTCCTCATAACCGCCCCGGTAACCACCCCACTCCATCAGGAAGAGGTAGCCATTGAGCTGATAGAGAACCGCATAGCCCGTCTCGTCCTTGCCGCGCCCCGAGGGGTCCAGCACCAGGATCTTGCTCTGGTACTCGGCAATCGAACTGTCCACACTCTGATAGCGGTGGAAGCGGTCGCCGGATAGGCCCACGTTGGGAAGCGTAGGGATCTCGTTCGCATTGTTTGGGAGCCATTGGAAGCTCAGGGGTGCCCTTTCCGTCTCCAGGGCCGCCACGATGAAATCTCGCAGCCTCAGAGGGTAACGCTGGGCATCCGAGAGGTTCGGATTGAGCATGAACTGGAGGGCGAAGCCACCGGCACCATAGGAGAGCTCACGCTCACGCAGGTCCTCGTCATCGAATCGAACGGGGTCCGTGGGCTTCCAATACACACCGTCCGGGTCCGCCATGAGCTCCGCCATGAGCATCGGAGCCAGGCGATGGCCATAGCTCTCCAGGTCCTTGGCGTCCTTCGGGTATCGAGCCGGCCAGATGGTGGTGGTGTAGCCACGCTTCTCCAGGAGGCGATAGAGCGTCATCTCGGTCTGAGGCGTGCCCAGGTAGATGATGGTGCCCTCAGGCTTCAGGATTGCGTCGAACTCCTTCACGAGCTCAGACAGGCGCTCACGGGCGAGCTGGGTGGCCGAGTTGTTCGGGACCTCCACGTCATCCGCGATTAGGATGTCCGCTCGGGAACCGGTGAGCTGCCCAGTGATGCCCACGGACTTCACCGATGGAGAGTGGTCGGGCGATGCCGGCCCCACGTCGAAGCTGATAGTAGAGTCCCGCTGGCCAGGCTTAGGCTTGAGCTCGTGGAGAAACGGAAGGAGGTCGATAATGCGCTTGATGAACACGGAGTTGGCATCCGCTCGTTCTTTGGACGCCGACACGATCATGAACTTTAGGTTGGGGTTCTTCCAGAGCATCCAGACAACGAATGCGCAGGTGATGAACGACTTCCCGATACCACGGAATGCCTGGAGGATGAATCGCCGGTTATCACCAGCGGCCAACTTCCTGGCCATATCAATTTGACACTTTGTGGGCTTGGGTAACTTCAGGGCCATCCAGAGGACGAAGAGGAATGCAACAAAGTTGTCCTTCATTCTCTGGAGGTTAAGAGCATCCTTGCTCATGGGCACCTCCTACTTGTCGGTTGTATTGTCTCCTTGAAGAACTCGAATCACGTCCTGAAGCGCTGTTACTTGCTCGTCAGCTTTTCGGGCTTGTCCAATAAGAAATTCAGAAGATCGGTCTGATAGCTCGGCTTTGCCATCAAGCTCGCGTCCACGGTCACCTGTGACTGCGGCGACTTTGGCGTCGGCAAGTTCGATCCGCAGCCTGTAACCAGCGTCATGCAGAGCACCGATAGTGCTGGCAGTAGTCGCAGAGCTTTCCGCCTGCTGCGCGACGTATCGCTGGGCAATCGCATAGATTTCTCCTTGCATCCCTTGGCGAACCTGGTCGGTTCTTTGGAATGCTGTTAGTTGGTCTTCGAGGGCTTCTTTGGTGGCGGCACTGTCCCGGTAGAGATATCCACTACCGAACGCCAGGGCCAGCAACAAAAAAGCCCCCACTACTTTCGCAATGAGGGCTTGAAGTACTTGCATGGTCAGTGCCTTACGAGTTCGTCTTCTGTGAGCTCCGGAACTTGGTCCAGGGCCGCAGCCAGTTCCCCGAGGAGGCCAGCATCCGGTTGCAGTCGCTGAATGGCGAACTTATGGCGCTCCAGGAGTTTCCCGATGGCGTTATAAAGCTGCGGGGTTCGCCTGTCGGGATCCCGAAGATCGGACAGCATGTTCCTGGCGGTATCTGTATCGAGAGCCTGGAGAAGTTGCAGTAACACGTCCTGAGGCATATCAACCTCCTTGTTGTGGTGTCGTGCGGACAGCCTTATAGACGGCCAGGCCGGTCATCACGAGGGAATAGAGGATTGCGGAGGCATAAAACCATTCGTTCATGGTCATGCCGAATATGAGGCGACTCGCAGCGTCTGCGGCAGCCGCCCCAGCAACGGGGGTCGCTTGGACCACACCGTTGTTGAAGTCGATCTGGATCATTAAGTCCCCCTTTAGGAGATGGTGGAGCCCTCTTTGTAGAGGAAGGCTTCGAGGTAAATTACCTGGATGGCGCTGTACTCCTCTCTACGAACAGTCTTGAGCTGGACAGCGTGGGCTGTATTGCCGGTCCCAATGGTGTGCCAACGGACGTTGTTGTAAACCTGAGTGCCCCCGTTTGCTTCGAGATACTTGGTGATGAAGACGCCCTTGCTCACACCGTCCACGAACAGCTCATAGTCAGAGATGTTGTTATCGAGGGAGGAGAACACGAGGCCGAACTCATTGCCTGTTACGTTGAAGCTAATCGTTACCGCAGTCCCTACGTTGGTTCGCAATAGGCGTTGAACGCCCAGGTATGCGTTGAGCGATTCCCTGTCGATGATCTGAGACCCAGCCTGCACTGTCGGAACGAACCTGGCGTCAAATGGGCTGATAGCAAACGTAGGCGTAGGAGCTGGTGGCGGCACCACGCTCGTATCAATGGACGACTCGATAGCTTTGATGATGTTCGAAGAAACCACGCTGTATCCCCACTGATTAGGGTGAAGTTGGTCCTTGGCGAACGCCAGGCGGTCCAGGCCCCGAAACACGTTGTAGTTGTCTACGAAGTCGATGGCGCGCTCTCTGGCAACCGTGAACAAGGCCGAACGGATGTCCGATTGATCCAAGTTGGCTGGAACCGGGTTCACCACCGGGATTGCCGGGTTGGAAGCCATCAGGATTGGGGTGGAGTAGAACGGAATGGAGTCCAGAAGAGCCCGGCATTCCTGCTGGATGAACGGGATGGTCTGAGGGCCACGGATGGTCCCCCTATCATTCGTCCCCAACTGGATGAATGTGAACAGGTCACCCGCATTGACGGCAACGGAGCCACTGAAGTTAATCCCAGACGGCGGCATGTTGTACACGCGGTAAGTGGACAGGGAGGATCCGTTGATGCCGTTGTTAGTCAGCCGGAGGGTCTTCGGGATAATCAGGGAGCTAATCCGGAGAACCTTCGATGGATCCCCACCAGCAACCAGCGGACGCACAGCGCGGATTGTCACAGTCCCGTTGTAAACCATTGGGAAGGTATGGGTGCGCGTGTGGTGGCCGCCCTCTACGAAGACAGTCCCGTTATCTGCAGGATCTCCGGCAGCGGTCGAGAAGCGGCCGATAGAGTTCCCGTTGACATAGATGATGTAGTCCGAGGCGTTCGCCGTGATGCAGCCCAAGAGCAACCGGAAGCAATTCCCGGTGAACTTGAAGGAAATCTCCCCGTAGGCGTTATCTCCTTGAGTGGTGTTCTGGTTGGTAATCAGTACCCTCCACTTACCAGGCAGTCCACTTGCTACGTCGTTTGTGATCGAGATTGGAGCCCCAACCACCCGATGTGCGAACTCGGGACCCAGTGGCAGGATGTGGATGTCCTTGGTGGCTGTGACGATGGCGTCCCCATAGGGACTGAGGGGCCAAGGCGCGGTTGTGATCGTCGCGCCTGGGAGGTACTCCTCAATCAAGTAGCGCCGCAGATTGTTCACATAGGAGTTCGTCCCGAACCAGTCGCGGGGGTCCTTCAGTGTCCCATTACGTGGATCCGTGATAGCCATTTCTGGCTGGTTACCGGAGCCCCAGGTTATCGAGTCGCCAATCCAGACGACACCCACGAACTGGGTCAGGATGTTGGTAAGGGCTGCCTTGAGGCGATTGAGCCCCCCACCGAAAGGCGTAAAGCAGGCTGGACGACTTAAAACAGAATCGCCCTCGAAGGCTATCCGCGTGAAGTCGTTCGGCACTCCGGAGAGCTTCCAAGAACCGTGAATGTAGACGTTCTTCCGTGGAATCGAGTCCACTTTGAAAATGGCGCCACCCAAGTCCACCGTGCGCCCAACAAACTCCGCCTCAAACTTGGCGAAGGCTGCGGAGTCATTCACTACCCCGTCCGCCACCGCCCCATACTTAGGGTTAAGTGGGTTCAGCCTGTCGCCAATCGTTGCAGCCGCAGCCGCAGCACTTGCCGCAGCCCTTTGGGCACTTGCCGCAGCCTGAGAGGCGGACACGGCTACTGCCGACTCAGCCGCTGTAAGTTGGTTCTTATTGACGGCATCAGTGCCATCCACTCCAGGGGCCACATTGACAATTCGGCGGTTCTTCGCGTTCGTGGTGTTATCGCCGTTAACACTGACAACGTAATCGGCCAAGTCCCGTGCTTCCTCGGCAATATGAATCGCCTGGATCTGGGAGGTATTGAGGTCGGAAGCCCGCAGGAGCGAGCCCTCGGTGAAGTCCACGATTCGATCGGTGGCTGAAGTGACGCGGCGGACCTCTATGGAGGTGTATCCGTCGCTGCCACCACGGACGATGGTGGTCTTCAGGAGCGTGGGGGAAACGAAGCGATAGTCAGTTGTAACGGCCAGGACCTTCCTGGACGTGGGGCCTATCAGGGTAATCTGGACGAAACGTCTCGCCAGGTACTCGAAAGAGATGGGGAACTCCGTCCGCGTCCCGTCCAAGGGGTACGTGTAGACGGTCAAAGTTTGAGCCATAGGTCGGCCTCCATGCGTGTGGAAAGAGAGGCCCGGCGTCCTGCCAGGCCCTAATAGTGAGGGGATCTATCGGGTCGCCCGGACGCCGCTGTCCTGAGCCATACGCATCATCACGTTCTGGGTCATAGGGTCATTCGGTACGAAGAAGCGGAGGGCATTCCACAGGGCTGTACGGTGCCCTTGAACGTCATCGCCACGTTTATCTGCGGCGACGTGAGCGGCCGAGTAGAACCCCATGCCGGCGTTGGCCAGCACCCCAGCGGCGGGGATCTGGTCGAGCGTGTTAGAGATAACGTCCTGGACCCCATTGGAGTGCAGCGGGGCCACCCCAGCCATAGGCGCACCTTCGGCCCGCTTGGGGCTTGGCTCCCGTGGGAGGATCGAGGTCCGCGCTGCAGTAGCCCAGTCGTACCCCAAAGGCCCACCCACTACGCTCGCCACACCAGCAGGAGCGCCGATGTGGGAGCTCCGGGAGATTGCCGCGTAGGACAGCATTGGGAGACTAAAAGCCTTGTCCAGGTAGTCCTTGCGGGCTCGGTCTGGAAGTCCCAGAGCCTTGAGCTGCGCCGAGGCTGCATAGAGCATCGTGGCGAGACCCAGAGAGACCCCCACCTGCGCGGCCTGGTCGAGCGCCGCCCTGCTCCCGTTGCGGTGAGCCTCCCAGTAACCACGGACCATACGGCCGTTCACACTGCGGAGAACGAACATTTTGAACTGCATCGCCGCTCCCACCACAGGGCCGTACTGGACGGACGCCTGGGCGGAGACCTTGTGAGCCCGGAGGATGGTCTCATCGGCCACCCGGTCACCCAGGCGCCACAAGTCCATCGAGCGGACATCCTTGGCCAGCCCTTCCCGGTCGTTGAGGGACCACTTGCCCGAGGAGTCCCGTGTGAAGTGCTCACGAATCAGGTCGGAGATCCCCTGGAATTGCTCCTTGGAGATCGAGGCGGAGCGGAGGCGCTCTGAGGTGAACAGCGAGCTGGTCTTCCCATTGAGTACCTGGTTGGCCAAGTCCACCATCATCCCCTGCCGGCCAGCGTCCAGCAGAAGATTGGAGGACTCCTGCAGGAGCCAAGTGAACGGGTTGCGGACTGCGGCCTCCCCGGTGAACCACTTCACGTTACCCGCAAGGGTCGCCATGAAGCCCGAGGTGCGGTTGCGGAGGTTGTCCACGATGTCAGCCCTGGATGGGCGGATGAGGTCGTCCAGCTCCTTACCGAACAACAGGTCGTGCATCGCGGAGATATCCTCCGGCTTCAGGTGCGTCCCTGCGGTGGTCCACTCACGAAGCACAGGGACATCCTTCAGGAGCATTTTGAGGTGACCATTGACTGCCAACTTAGCCGCCTCCCCGAAGTTCTGGATGCCCATATAGGCGTTCTTCGTGGTGAACCCGATGTCGTTCAAGGCCCGGACGAAAGTCCCGAAGGCTGCGTCCGGATCTCGACGGGCTCGGCCTGTGAGGATCTTGAGGGCACCGTAGAGAGCCTGGGCGTCTTGCTTTTCGTCGCCTCGGGTTGCCGCCTGCTCAATAGCGATAGCCTGGTCCTTCAGCTCCTTGGTGGTTTTGCCAGTGGAAGCCATAAGGGCAACGTCACCGTTAGTCCTCCGGTCGTACTGAGGGACCAGGCGCATGATGTCGAACTCGCGCAGGTCATTGACTGCGAAGTCGTCACCGCTCGGGAGCTGAATGGACACGTCCGAATCAAAGAGCTGGCGAGCCTCCAGGTAGGCGTTGTTCTCCAGACCTGTGAGTCCGTCCAGGTTCTCCTCGATCAACGAGCTGCGATTGAATTGCTCGCTGTGCGAGATTCCATAGGCTTTGTCATGGGCGTACTTCTCCACGAGCTCCTGCAGAATCTTCGCCTCCACCTGAGGATCCACCTTTGGGGCTACCTTCTTCTGCCCCTTGGTTCCTCTCGGTGGCTTCGGGGCAATGGCAGCCAGGCGGGCCTGAAGGGCTTCCTGAAGCATGTCGTCCACTCGTGCCTTAACAGCCGGCCGTTTCATGTAGCTGGCCAGCCAGGAGCGCTTGATGGCTTCCTGCAGACCGTCCCTGCCGAGTTCCCGAATGTATCCCTGCTTGGCAGCCGTGGAGTATCGGTTGGGGTAGTAGGAGTTGGTGTGTCGAGTGTTCTGTAGGAGTGGCTTGGCGTCGAGGCGGCCGAACTGCCCCGGATTGACCAGGCGGTCCAGCTTCTCTCCCAGGTGTTCCTGAAGAGCACCCACCATCTTCACCTCACCAGGGGTAAGACCTACGGTGTCCCCTCGCTCCAGCGCTTCCACGATTCGGCGGGATGCCATCTCCTGTCGGCCTGCCTGAGTCAGTGGTTGGGCTTTCCAGTAGGGATCCGCGTGGATCTCATCGAAGAGCGTCTGGAATCCCCGGTACGCCTTGTTGTCCTGCGCATGGAAGCGCTGGTGGAGGTCCGAGGCTGTAACCCCAAACTTCCCGTTGGAACCGTTGGTGTAGCCCGTGGGAGACCGGAAGAGGTCATTAGCCAGCGTCCGGAGCTCGTCATTCGTGGACCGACCCAGTACCAGGCCAATCTCGGACATCCCACCGAAGCGGACGCCCAGGTTGGCCTTGGTGTCGTATGGGTCCAGCTCATCGAAGTCTCGGATGGTCCGAGGGTTCAACGGAGAGCCGGCACTATGAATGGCACCATTGGCCGTCCGGGCTGCCCCTGGCTCGAATGGAACGTCCGTGAAGTCCACCGGGCCGTTCTCGAAGACCTCATCGCCATCACGGTGCGGCATGGCAGACGGGTCATCTTCGAGGCCAGCCTGGCGAGCCTTCTCGCGCACCAGGAGACGGGTAGCAGGTCCCGATACGTCCCCTTCTGGTCCCGGAAGGCTCAGTCTGCCCTCCAAGAGAGACACCGGCTGATACTCGCCTTCGATGGGGCCAGCCTCCAGCCCAGGACCTCGGGGGCTCTCAGGGGCCACCTCTGGACCCAGGAAGTCCCCTTCAAGAGGCTGGGGGCCACGGGAGGCTGCGGCAGGGCGAGCCCCAAGGAGGCCATTAAGGGCCGACCCAAAGGCTGCTCCCCCGAGGATAGCCATGCCAAGGTTCTCCTCCCGGCCGGCAACCTTGGCGTTGGTGTGCTCAGACAAGCCGCCCAGTGCTCCACCGGCAACAGCGCCGCCCACCAGGCGACTCCCAAGGCCGGCTGCAGCCCCACGCCCCGGACTCACCAGGGTCCAAGGGTCCCCCAACATCGCTGCAGCCCCGCCGATGAGCTGTGCTCCCATACCGGCAGTGGCCTGCTCCCGAAGCATCTTTTGGTTCTCCAGAGCAAGCTGGAGGTTCTCATCGAAGTTCTTCCGGTAGCCCCGCAGCACCACGTCATAGAAGGACGGGTCGAGCTGGCTGGAGCGGAGCTTGTTGTAATCCTCCTCTGTCCAATCACTCAGGCGTCCCATCTCGAACGGATCATTGAAGACATCCTTCATGCGGGTATAGGACTCGGTGAGGTCAAACTCTCCGTGGCCGATAGCTGCCCGGATGGCCATGCCCAGAGGTGAAGTCTGCAAGGATGCCTTCACGGACTCGCCGGTCTTCCCGAAGATACCTGGCTCGGTGTCATCGGCTCCGGTATCTGCCAGGAGCTTGGCGAATGGAGTGGCCACCTCCAAGCCTGGCCCTCCAGTCAATCCGGTAGCGGCCTGGACTGGCTCCACTGCGCCGGCCTTAGGTATCGGCTGCATGAAGTCAGGGGCCGCGTAGGAGGCGCTTCCGTCGCTGGTGGTTGCCTCAGGTCCACCCACGGGCTTTGCAAGAGACGCCAGGGCATCCGCTCGGGATCCCTTAGCAACGTCCGCCATCCGGGCCATGTACTTCAGGCCCTCCTCGGACACCTTGGAGAAATCCCCCTGGTCATACGCCTGGAGCTGGCCGCGCCCCACGGGACCGCCCCCTTGGTTGTACATGAGGAGCGCTTTGAGCTCATCACCACCAGACAGCTTCACGTTGTCTCGCATGTGTCGGGCTGCAGCGTCGATGGACTTGGCAGGGTTGAAGAAGTCAGCCTCTGTGACCAAGCCGTAGGCCCGTCCGGTGGCCTTGGTCATCTGCCCGATACCACGGGGGCCGGTGGGACTCTTAGCGGCCGGGTCGAAACGGGACTCCATGAAGAGCTGCTTGTGGAGTAACGGGTAGGACACTCCGTATTGGGCTGCGGCGGATTGGATAAGGTCGTCGTATGGGCCGCCAGATTGCTGGACTGCCGCGTATTCCTGGTTGAACTTCATGTAGCCTCCTTGTTAGTCGCGGAAGCCGAAAGCGCCCTCCAGTGTGCCAGTGGAGGGGTTAGCGCCGTTGAATGGCCGCTGGCTGCGTTCGTACTTCTCGATGTCGTATTCGTTGATCTTCCGGTCCTTCTCCAGGGCCTTCTCATCGCTGGCCTTACCGTTGATGTGCTTGAACTCATCACGGAGCATCTGGGTAGTGATCGGGGTGGCCATCTTCACGGCCCCGAGAGGGTCGGTAATGCGGAGACCACCTGGCACCTCCACGATGGAAAGGTCGTTTTGGTCGATCCAGGGGTATTGCTTGGAGATGGCCTTGAGGTGGGAATCCAGAATGTCCCGGCCTTGCTGCCAACTGGCGGCATTTCCTGGGTCCACCATGAGCGTCTGCTTGCGCACTACGCCGGTTGTCCTGGTGGAGGTCCCGAAGGTGACCGTGGACTTGTCCAGCCAGGAATTGACGACCTCTTTAGCCCTACGCTCGTCGCCTGTCCGGAAGAACTCCGAGTCGTACAGGTTGCGCGCAGCGGTCGAGAGGTTCCCCGGCATGTACGGGACGGAGCTATCAGACCCAGTTAGGAGCTCGTTCCACTTCTGGTCCGCCAGGTCTCGGGTCTCCTTCGAGGCGCCTCGTGATTTCCTGTCCCCGTCGATCATCACGTCCAGCCCCATGCCAGCGGAGGCCATGTTGGATGCGCGCTCAGCGAAAGCCGCCTGCTCCGGGTAGAGGGCCGCCAGGGTCGCAGGGTCAGCCTGGTAGAGCTGAATGAACTGGTTAACCTTGGCGGTGTTCTCGCTGGACAGCTCGGTGGAATCCGAAGTGACCAGGGCCTGATACTGGGAGGCAGCATCTTGGGCCACGCTCTTGAAGAGCTCCCGGAAAGGCCCGCCCTCAGTGTCAGCATTGAGGTAACTCAGCTTCAGGCGGGTCTTGCCGGCATCGTCAATATCCAGTGAGTCAATCTGCTGGAGCTTCTTGAACGCGAAGTTGGCCGCGTCCTCACTGGTGAACGTGCCGGTCTGGGTGTCCGTCTGGAAGGTCTTCCAGTCAGTGGAAACGATCCCTCCTTCCCTCTTCTGGTCGAAGCGGCTCTCGAAGATCCTCTGGCGGTTGTCGGACTGAGCCGCTTTGGTCATCTCCTTGGCTTGCTGGACCTGGAGTTGCTGCAGGTTGCCCAAGATCCTCTGGCGGGCTGCCAGGAGACCCTCGGACTCCTCCGTTACCGCATCGGTGCCCTGGACAGCCTTCAGACTGGTGGACATCCCATCCAGCATCTCCAGGCCCTTAAAGGGATCCGGGTGCATCGTTGCGTTCTGTAGGCCCTTGGTCCAGCCGTCCTTCAGTTCCCGGTTGCGGTCGAAGGTGGCCTTGGCGGACATAGCCTCCATTGCGGAGAGCTGGGCGTCCCCAATGACATCTCGCACCTTGACGGATTGGCCATAGAGATTGAGAGACTGGTCCCCGATGGTCTTAAAGAATCTGTCGGCACCTGGGCGGCTTGCGTTGTTCTGTAGGGCCTGCTGGAGGACACGGACGGCCATCCCTTCGTCCCCGATCTCGCCACTGGCAAGGCCCTGGTTGAGGTAGGCCGCCACATGTCCGGGACCAGCTTCGCCTTGAAGGACCTCTGGGTCATCCAAGAGAGACCCCAGGTCGGAGGCCGCTTGCATCGTGGCGTTCGCCTTGTAGCGCTCCGAGAGGTATCGAGCGTGTGTGTCGAACAGGGCAGCGTTGCGGTCGGTGATGTTGGTGTCGAAGCCCTGCTTGAAGAACTGGTCTTCAGGGTCGAGCCCGTTGTCCTCAGCGTATGCCTTGGCGGCATCATTTCGGCGGGTGTGTAGGTACTCCTGGAGATCGTCTGGGGTCTTGAACTTGTTCTGTCCGATCAACTCCTGGACCGAGGTGTCCACCTCATAGGCAGCGTTACGGCCGGTCTTGCGGGCCAGCGCTTGCATTGTGTCCGGGTCGTCCTGATACAGAAGGGTCCCGTTTGCTCGGGCCTCCCGGCGCTGCTCTGGGGTGAGCTTGCGGATGATCTCATCGGATCGAGAGTCCGCCAGTGCAGCATTGGTGGCCCGGTAGCCTACGTATGCCTTAGTGGCGTTCTTGGCGAAATCTGTTAGTGCCGACAAGGCGCTGGGGGAGATGCCGCCAGCTTTCACTGGGGTGGCCCGGTAGCCCAGGCGCCCAGTGTCCCGGAGGCGCTGGATACCAGCACTCTCCCGGTTCTGTACTGCTTCATTGATCGAATTGGCCATTGGCCCTCCTTATTTCTTAGGTGCATTCAAAGACTGACTCAGGGAGTAACCCGAGGCTGCAGCTCCGGCAGTGCTGGAAGCCACACCCAGGGCCTTCGATAGGTTGGAGGTCTTGATGACTGGCGCAGCGCCTCGGATTGCGGACTTGGTGTTCTCCACATTGCCCACTTGATTCGCGAAAATGGCCTGGTAGTCGCGCTGGTAGTTGGTGACTACGCTGTCCTTCTCCCTCTCGGTCTCCGCCTGGGTGACCCGCTGGATCCGGTCCATGGAGTTGCCAGATAGACCGGACTCCCCGATGGCTGCGGTGACCATCCCTCGGTTCTTCAGGGACTTCAGGTTGATCTCGGTGAGCTCCTGGTTGGCCTGCTCCCACTTGTCGCGGTTCTCCAGGGTTAGGTCAGCGTTGGCCATGTTCATCTGGCGGACCATCTCGATCTGAGATTTACGCTTGGCGTCTTCCGCCTGGCCCTCAGCCTTGGCCTGGTCGTGAGCGGAAGAGAGTCCACCCACGAGCGCCACGGCCGCCATAGTGATGCTTACTGGTTCACACATGGCGCCTCCTTAGAAATAGAACTGGCGGAACCTGGTGTCATCGTAGGCTCGCTTGTAGCCTCCCCAGGTAGCGCCCAGGGCATTGAGAAGCTTGATGTGCTTCTCGTTGGCCAGCGACACGATGTTGGTGTAGGCGTGTACATGGAGGTGCCCCGTCAGGGACTTGAGGTAGTCCCTCAGGATCCAGAACAAACGCAACTTGTCCCGAGCGCTCAGGGCCTCGGCGTGAGTCGTGTGGACAAACCAGATGCAGGTCCCTGGGGTGCCACCTACAGCGAGAACATTGCCCCGCTCGTCTGTGACGGCTTTGGCCGTTGGATCATTCGAGGATGCGGTGAGGACCTGGATGGGGCATCGACCAGGTTTAACTCGGTCCATTTCCTCCCGGTCACTCGGGGCCAGGTTGAGGGCTGCCTGGTACAGGTGCAGATAGTTCGCCTTGTGTAATCGCATAGAGCCTCCTTGCTCATCAGGTGCCGGAAGACCGGCGCAGGTAGTTGCCCTCCCAGCCGCAGCCGATGATGTTCACCGGGACCGGGTAGGAGGACGAAAGGGTTACTGTCTGATTCCGGGCGTTGCCGGCTACGGAGAAGCGGTGTTGGCCAGTGCCAAGGGAGGCATTGCCAAGTACGTGGGACCCGAGGTTCACCCCTGGCATCGTGTAGACGAACTCCGTGGATCCGTTGGAAACGGTCACGTCGAAAGCCCCAGAGCGCTCGTAGTTCACCCAAGCTCGGCGGAGCTGTAGGCGCCCTACGTCCTCCGTGACCGTGGTGCCATCCTGGGCGGTGTTCTTGATGAGGAACTTGGAGAACACATAGAGGAGCTCGTAGCTCAGCCCCAGGACGAACTGGCGGCCAGTGTGGTCCCCGTCCAGGTAAAGCTCCCCGTCCCCCGTCCAGCCACCCACTGGGCACTTGTGGAGCTTGTAAACCCCATCATCCCGGAGGGTGTAGAAGTCCCCTGAGGTCGGGAGGAAGCCATAGGCATCCCGGATCTTAATGGTGGACCGGAAGAGATCGTCGTTATACGAGCTGGCCACCACGGAAGCCTTCATATCCATGTAGGCACGGTAAGGCTCTGTAGGTACGTCCAGCGTTTCCCGTGTGAACTCCACGCGCTCCAGGGTGATACCGCCAGGGCGCCGGAGGACCATCCACATGAGCGACCCGATGCACTGGGCGGAGAGGACCTCCACACCGTCCCCAAGATCCCAATGGCTCCAGGACTGCTGCGCAAGGCGCTGGTCCACGTAGAGGAACTTGTAGATGAAGACACACTGCTTTGCCTGATCCGAGAGCACCGTGATGAAGTTCTCGGTGCCGGACCCATGGATAGCAAACACGGTGTTCGGGACGTAGTTCGGGACGTGCCCCGAGATATCCTCCGCGTCCTTCACGTCGCTCACGTCCTGGACCGCGTAGTAGCGCTTTACGGAACTGAAGGCCGCTCGTGGGCTCACGAAGTAAACGCCACGGCCAAGGCCGAAGGGGCGCGCATTGTCGCTCACGTCGAACTCGGTGGTGAGGTCGAGCTGGATGGTCTTCGAGGACAGAACGCCGTTAGCTGTCAGGACAAATTGGGCTTGGTCGCTCCAGAGTAGGAGTTGCTCCGAGTACGGGACCGCATACTTCAGGATGGACACCCGGTTATGGGAGATGGCGACGTCTATCGGATCGTCGTCCGAGAGAGCCGCCACGGAGGCCGGGAAGAAGTCGAAGTACTTCGCCGTGCGGCTCATGATGACGTTCTCACCACTCAGGAAGCCCAGGCGATTCCGGAAGAAGAAGACATCACTTATGGCTGCATCCAGGAAGGATGGCATTGGGTTTGTGGTGTCGTCGCCGGAGGTCCGCTTACCCCACTCCACCGGCTTCCAATCGAACTGCCCATCAGCCGCCCGGACGAGCGCGTGGGGCATGGTCGAGTCGTCCACACCCTGGATGATCCCTGGAGCTACGGTCTCCCGCCATACCAGGCCGGCAGCGTCATACTTGACCCAGTAGTTATCCTTACTCGCAGTATTCTCCCCGGTGATCTCCACCAGGTATCCATCCACACACTGGATAGGCAGCTTGGCGAAGGTTTGGACCTGGTAGATGAACGCAGAGATGAGCTGGTTGGCATAGCCGTCTGCCGTGGTGATCGAGGTGATGTCCACGGTGGAGGACACACAGACCCATCCGGGTCCGGAGGTGGCCGTGAAGCCTGGCTTGGTGTTGATCTGGGTGGCCAACTGCCCGGCGATATACTGGGCGTCCATCTGGGTGATGTGAGTGGCCACGGAGCCATCGGGCAATGCCAAGGTAGCCAACTGGATCCCGTTGATAGCGACGGTGAGGGTCCGGCCGTACTGGCCTCCGCGCACGTTGATGACAGCCCTTCGGCGGAGCGGGATGTAGCCTGGCTGGGTCGTGGAGGTGCCCAAGGCGACCTTCTTCGAGCGATTCACCACGAACGTATAGTCCGCCACGGTGACCATCCGGAGGTCCGTCCTTGGGTTGCTGCAGTTCGCGTACCCGTTATAACCACGCACCGTATAGGTGTTGCCCAGGAGATCCCGGACGGCAATCCCGGTCCCATCCAGGAAGACCAGGTATTGCTCCTGGGAATCCCGGTTGATGAGGTGGACGGCCGGGTTGTTCGCCCACTGGGAGGCTGGCCCCAGGTACTTGATGAACTTCGACGGGAAGCGCTTCTGGAGGCCCTCGGTTTCGGAGGACCACCCGTTGACCTGGATGGCGCCCTGGTCCTGATAACGCAGGATGTCCGGTTGCTGCGAGATGCCACCCTTGAGGTTCTTGATGGATTGCGAGATGAGACCCATATCGCCCTCCTATCGGCTCGTACGGCCGGAGGTCCACGAGTCCCCGTCCAGCATGTTGAAGGCGCCATAGTCCAGCTCGTATTCCTGGACAGCCGCCCAGGCCTCAGACTCCTCTTCCTGGAGGGTCGCTTCGATCTCAGCGGCCCCAAAGAACCGGATGTTGAAGCGACGGGCAGCCTTAGCGACGATGTAAGAGCGGAACGGGACGGGCATATCCGAGAAGGACCGCAGGCGAACCAGGTCTACAGTCACCGGATCCGTGAACTGGTCGGTCTTGGTAGCGCGGTCGTACAGGTAGCCCCCACGGTTACCGTAGGTCGTCTCAGAACCGGACACCCAGATAGCCAGGTAGTCACGGGCGTAGGGAATGAGCTGCGAGAAGGTGTCAGGAAGAAGCTCTACGCTCTCCTCTCGGTTGAAGGTCCACCCCTTGGCCTGTACCTCTCGGTTGACCTTGGTGAGGATCCGGCGAGCGTTCGCAACGTCCGCGTTGGTGCCATCCTCCAGGGTGTTCACTGGGGATTCACCGATAGCTGCCAGGATGTCATTCACAGCATCGAGCTCATCGGAGCTGTTGAGGTTGTCCTCGGTAAATTCGTTCATTGGCTCCTCCTTGAGTCAAAACGAAAAAACCCCTCAAGCCCCAGTTAGGGACCCGAGGGGTTCGATAGGTGTTGCTTAGCCGAAGACCAGAGCGCCTACGGCTTCCGGACGCAGGCCACCGTGACCCATGGCGTACTTGCCGATGATCTGGTCAGCCTGCAGGGAAGCACGGCGGTCACGCTCCAGGGCCATGTCGCGGAGCTTCACGGTGCCTACAGCGGTACGGTGGGACAGCAGACCCACTACGTTATCCAGAGCAACCGGAACGGTGGCCGAGGAGGTCGCAGGGAAGCCATGCTTCTGGTTGGCGCCGTCCATATCGTCACCGGCACCACCAGCGGTCAGGTGTGGGACCTCCAGGATCTCCCAGCCCATCACGTTGCGAATCGCACCGGTTTCCGGGTTGATGAGAGCTTGGTAGTTCGCAGCGTTCGGCATCAGAGCCGCCAGGACAGCCGAGTAGTACTCCGGCTTGGTGTAGAAGGTGCGGTCGCCGGTAGGCACGTACTTGGTGGTGAAGTCCGCACGAGCGGTGGTCAGAGCCTTGATGATCGCAGTACCCAGAGCCGCCTGGTCAGTCAGCGAGGCAGCCGAGCCGATCTTCTTGATCGACGGAGCGCCCAGGCCGGTAATGTTCTCGTTCTTCGCAACCGGGAGGTTGTTCAGGACGGCAATCTCAGCCAGCACAGCGCCGTCTGCAGCAACCGCCAGAGCTTCACCGATCTGGGTCGAGTACTCCGAACGCACGTCATAGTGGTTCATCGCATCCTCGATGTCGTAGATCAGCACGTCCGAGGCCAGCAGACCGTCAATCGGGATGATCTTCTCGGTGTGCTTGATCTCGCCGCGTTTGTCGTCCAGGCTCTCGCCGGCTTTCAAGTAGACGCCTTTGGTGCGACCCATGACTGGGAAGCTCGCGGACTTACCGTTTTGGATGGTGCGGACCATGTGACGGGTGACGACTACAGCGCGACGAGCGAAAGCCGCCAGGACTTCACCGCCGAAAATCTTCAGGAAGCCACCCAGTTTGTCAGTGCTTACCGAGCCTTTACCTTGATCCAAACCAATTTGTTGACCTGCCATGTTGTGATCTCCTTATGCAATCCCAGGATCCTTCCCGGGTGTTCCTTACGGGCACGGCAAACCCTTGGGATGTACCCAAAGGCTCGTCGTGTGTTCCTATTAGTGAGGGGTTTTGCTGGTCCTTCTGGTTAGAACGGAGAAGCCAGTAGACGGGCCTCCACCTGGCGGCGGAAGGCTTCATCCAGGCGGTACTCCTTGGAGTTCATTGCGTCGATCATCTCCTTGCGGGAGCCGAAAGGTTCCACCTTGGGAGCCTTCTGGGTGCCTTGGGGAGACGCCGGGGCTTTCGCCATGACGTTGCGCTCTGGGGCCTTACCGAGCTTCTTGGCTCGACTCTGGACACCCAGGTTGATGATCGAGCGGACAGTCACCAGGTCCTTGCGCTCCATGGCCGCTTCGAGGGCAGCCAGCGACTCGGGGGAGTTCGCTCGCATGTGACTCACGATGGCGTTGAACTTGTCTTGACCACCGGCATAGGAAACGATTGCAGCGGCGTACTTGTCAGCCAGGGCTTCCTGTCCCCGGATGAACGAGTCCACGAACGACTTCGAGTAACCAGCTTTCGCCAGGGCCTCATAGGTCGCATCGGACAGCTTGCCGTCACGCTCATATTCCACTTCAGCGTTCGCGGCGGCCTCTTCCGTGAGACCGTTCTTGATCGCCTGTTGACGCAGGGTGTCGAAGCCCTCCGCATACTCGTCCAGGCCTTGGATGGACTGCTTGAGCTCATCGGAGGGCTCGTCCAGTAGTTCCAACTCCTGGTCGTCTTTTGGACCGTCCTGGTCCTCTTCGCCGGCTTCCTTGTCGGCGTCTTGCTCACCCCCCTCTTCGCCTTCCGGCTTGTCCTTGGGTGCCTCTTCGCCAGTCACCTGGTCCAGAGTGATTTCGTCGTCCCCATCTCGGACGGAGACATCCAGCTTCAGCATGTTCTGCTCGTGCTCGGCCGGGTCGCTGGAGGAGATGATGGCGTTGTTGACACCGAAACTCGCGTAGACATCAGCGGAGCGGTAGAGGGCGCCGGCCAGGGTGGCCATCGAGAGGGACAGAATGCCAATTCGCATAGATACTCCTTAAGAATCATAGGGATGGGACACGGAGGTGTGTCCCTATTAGTGAGGGTTTTAAGCTCCCAGCGGAGCCGCCTGGAGCCCCATGGAATCCATAGCGCCTGCCATAGCGTCCGGGCTTGCGGTTGCCTGAGCGGCTGCGCCTGCGCCGATGCCTTGAGCACCTGCAGAGACGCCCTCCTGCATCGCAGTGGCTGCCATGGCCTTCGCCTTGTCCTGCTCGGTGAGGAGTAGGCCGGCAGTGTCCATGCCCAATGCGTTTGCAATACGGATCTTCAGATTGGCCACGTTGAGGTCCGGGTCCTGCACCTGGCTCAATGGCGCGATGAGGGAGACGAACTGGGTCAACTTGTCCAGGTCCTGGCCGCGCCCCAAGGCTTCCATGCCGGTGCTCACAGTTGGCTCGATGGCCTCCTGAGGCATATCCGGGATGAGCTGGGTGGCTTGCAACTGGACCATCAGGTTGCGGACGATTGGGAGCTGAAGCTCCTGGGAGAGGATCGAGTAGACACCGCCGAGGGTGTCCTCCAGCTCCTTGGCCACAAAGCGAATCTCCTCGGCCGTCACCCGTTCGCCCTGGCGTTGAACCGCCGAGTTGAGCATGAAGGCATAGGAGAGGCGCGCTTCGATCCCTTCGGCCACAGTCCGGGCAACGGTGAAGTCTGCGGTCTTGTCGAGCTGCAGGAACTCGATGTCCTGCTTACGGCCTGGCACGAAGTCGCCGGTCTGGGACTTGACCAGGCGGCGCACCTGGGTGATGCCGTTGGGGTTCACCAGGCCGACAATCTTCGAGGACACCATGGCGAACTTGACGATGGATTCCGTGAGGTTCTCCAGGGACTGAAGGTCCCCCAGGTACTCCTCACAGTGGGATCGGCCGTAGTTCTCGCCGTCCATCTTGACGTAGCGCACAGGAATCCACGGGCAGGCCGTCAGAGGGTACTGTCCATCAGAGCCGTCCACCTCCTCACCCTCGACCTCCTGATAGCTCAGGTATTGGTCGCCGGATTCGTCATCCAGGTAGACGTGGGTGTAGACCTGGACGAGCTCGTCGGGATCCTTCTCGCCTTCTATCGAGTTCCTCACGTCCTCCGGGAGGGCCGCATAGGCAACCTTGTCCACGGTGATGAGCTGTAGGATATTCCCGAAGGGATCCCGCTGGACCACGTAGTTGGAGAGCTTGTATAGCTTCGGTGGGTTGAACTTGTCGGCCTCTGGTGGGGCCAAGTAGAGCATCCCATTCCCGGCCACCAGGAGCTGCTTGATGAGCTCGAAGAGAGTCGGCCGGTAGCTGTTGGATTCCATGAAGGCCATCAGGATCCGCTCGACCATGGAAAGGCTCTGGTCGATCTGAGCGAGCTGGGCGCTGTCGGTGATGATTTCCTTGGCCTGGAACTCGCTTATGGTTAAGCGCATCCATGGGGCCAGCGGGAAGAGTGCCAGCATGAGCTTGGCGGCGATGTTGTTCAGACCTCGGGCACCGACCGATTGCCAGGGTGTGGTGTAGTCGGTGGAGGCGTTATCGGAAGACTTCGGGAACAGTGAGGGGATCGTCAGCTTCGCGCAGTTCTCGGCCCTGGTTTCGTAGGGGGCTCTGTCGTTAACCAGCTTGTCATAGGTCGCCTTGGCACCATTGGACCCGAAGCCTGTACGGGCTTCAGCCATTAGTGCCTCCTCAGATGTTCAGACCAGTCCCGGAAGATCGGGAAACCGAGAGACCACGCTTGCCCCGCGCTCTGGCGGCCTTACGTGCTGCTTCGGTGTCGGTGTTTCCTTCGTCGTTGGCGGTCTCCTTGGGAGCCTCCACGGCCGCTGCAGGAGTTGGGTCGGCTACAGGCTTGGCAGCGTCATCACCGCCCCCGCCCAGTAGGCCCCCGCCGATAGTGGCGCCCACTACCTTCTTAACGGCCTTCGCTACTTTCTTGCCCATCCTTGGACACCTCCAGTTTGCGGTAATTGATCTCATAGCGCCCTTCGGATATCCGATGGGTAAACGCCATGACCCTGAAGTCAGTGGACTTAGCGATGGCCCGAGAGAGCCTCACAAGTTTCCTACCGACTTGTCCGCGATAGTCAGGATTCACGTAGAACCACTGGACAGTAATGAGCTCGCCTACATGGCAGTCGTCATCAGCCGTCATAATTACCGCGCCGACCACTCTCCCCTCTTCCGACTTCGCCAGGATCTCAAAGCGTTCATTCGCCTTGATGTCCCAAGTGATTCGACGGAATGCCTCTTCCGGGCTGGATTGCCAGGTGAGTTCAGGAATGTGGTCAATTGCATTAACGACCAAGCCATTCACCAGCGTACTCACTCCTTCCTCCATGGGATGAACCGAGTACGTCACCCCAGGCATCACGAAGTCCTCTTTGCGAGGCTCTTCTTGATTGCCGAAGTGGAATAGCCGGTAGATGGCTTGGCTGTGACCTTGGGTTTATCCAGGGCCGAACCTACAGACGCCGAAGTGTCGTCCTTATCGACCTTGGCAACGTTATCCGTGCTGGTCTCAGTCCCGTCACCGGACCCATACTCGACACCCTTCGGGTTATCTAAAAGAATGGGCTCAGGGGCAGGAATAGCGGAACTAACCTTCGGCGTCTTCACTTTGCTTGAAAAGCACACTTGCGCCTCCTTAGGTCACTTGTTGATCCTCCAGGTGTTGCATTTGTGCTGCATCCATTTGCTCGATGAGCTCGGTTACCAGTTGGGCACCTTCAGCAAATCCTAAGATGGCCGCTTCGGTCCATCCAGCGCGCCTTAAATCGTCCAGGGCTCCTACCCGAGTGAGGTATGCGAAGTTAGTCCGGGCTTTAAGGAATTCGGCTGCAGCATGAGGGATTGAGGGAATATCCTCAGGGTTTTCCAATTGATACTTGATAACGGCAAGCATATAGCCTCCTGTGAAGTGTCATCCCATGGCACCCCTGGATCCCCGCTAATAGTGAGGAGTTCTAAGAGGTGCCACAGTGATTAGCCTCGGCCTGGGTCGAACGGCTCCCGGACTGGTTGCCACGGAATCGGCTTCATGGTTTCCCAGTTGAAATCAGAAGATCGGCAGATACGAGCAACTTGGGCCTGAGCTACCAGGTCCTCGTAGGCCATGCCTTGTTTACGTGCCAGGGACGCAATGCAATCCCACAGAGTGATTCCGGTCTCGAAGGAGCATTCAGCCTCTTCAGCCGGCATCGAACTCCAGGACCATACTTCCTCACCTTTGCGAGGACCAGACTTCATCACGCGGCTAACTTCAAAGAAGAAAGTGGGATTGTCCAGCCACTCCAGAAGTGGAGTTGTACCGACCATCTCGCCCACACCTGGAATGCCGCCATAACCATCCGTGGCATCACCTTTCATGGTCTGGTACATATGCCAACGGTCGGCGTCCGCTTCGGTATTGGTGACCACCTTGTTCTGGGTGAGCCAATAGAACCGGCCGGGAATGGTGTTGAAGTCTTTGTCACACGAGACCGGGATGGCCTCATCGACATCCAGGAATTCCGGATTGGTCGCCAGGATCCCAAGGACATCATCGCCCTCCAGGCCGAACCATTGGAAGGTCCGGTAGTAGGTCTCGGTGTCGGCCATTTGGCCCTTCAGGAACTCCGGGTAGCCCACTGGTTTCCGTTTACCTTTCCGGTTGGCCTTATAGGACGGTAGGACGACCTTCCGCCAGTTATCGGCGCCATTCGGGGTCGAGAAGACCATCACCAGCTCGGCGTTGTGGAACTCCTTCAGGCGCTCACGGAAGTGCTTGAGGTTGCCCTGGAGAATGCTCAGGGCGCGCTTGTGGTCGCACTGGAGGGTCCAGACATCTTCACCCCAGTCCACCTCCTCCTCGGCCGCAGAGAGGGCCTCGAAGATCAGATAGTCACCGTCCAGAAGGAGCGCAATCCGCTTATTCGCCTTCGACATTCGCAGGCTCCTCTTCCGGTTCCTGAGGAGACTCTTTGACCACTTCCTTAGGGGCGGCCTTCGGAACTGCTTTGGTCTTCTTAGCGGGCTCGAAGAGGGCGCCGCTCAGACCGCAGGCGCCACGATGGCGTAACTGCCAGCAACTATCAGGTTCTTGCGGAGAGCCACTTACTGGGCACTGGGCGGTAATGGCACAAGCGGCCGACTTAACGCCCTGGACTTCCGTGTCCGGCATGTAATGCTTGCAGTCCTTGCAGAGATTCATTGAATCCTCCCATGTTGTTTCAGTAAGCGAGTACCGCTCGCAGTGAGTGTCCAATAGCCGCTGATAATCCCAGCACCGTTAAGAGCAGTAATATGCCCTCGGCTGGAGGCTTCTGCGGCCAGTTGGGCGAACTCACGGGCGAAGTTGGACTTGTAGGTTTTGGGCTCCATCTTGATGAGGTAGAGGAACTTGAGGTAGTCATCCATCAGTTCACCGCGTTGAATCGCTTGTCCAGGAACGCGGTAGGTTCGGACTGGTGAACTTTCGGAGCCTTCGCGGTGATCTCCATTAGCGGCGGCGCCCACTTACGGAAGGCAGCGCCCGAGTTGTGATCGGTTTCCTTCATGAGCAGGTCACGAATTTGCTTAGCGGAGTCCCTCAGGAAGAACTTGCAGAGACCTTCAAGACCACCCTCATTGTGGGCTTTCAACATTGCCTCACCCAAGGCACGGCGCTGCGGGCTCATGCCGGGCTCTGCTTCCAGAACCTTACGAATCTCTTCCGGCATCGCGACGATTTCCGCCAGGACTTCCTTGCCGAACACTGCAGTGAAATCCAAGGTGATACGGCACTTGAAACTACGGGACATATGGCCTCCTATTAGTGGCAGTCCTTCCAGGTCTTACCGAACTTGGCCTCAGTATCAAGTTGGCACCGGAAGTTAAATTGAAGTTGAACATTGCGCATGGCTTGTTGTGCGGCTTCAGCGACTATCTTCGCAGTGGCATCATCCTTGGCGCCGATCTGTACTTCGTCGTGAACCCAAGCCATATAAACGAAGTCCCCATCCCACCCGTGGACCAATCCATGGTCCTCGACAAGAATCCTTTCGATCTCTACGACCCACGCCTTGCAGATGAGGGCGCCGGCCGATTGCAGGAGAGTGTTCAGGGCACTATGGGGAGAGCGGACGTGAACCTTTCGGCCATCCAGGCCTTTGATCCAACGGCGCTTCCATTTGACATCCCACTTCTTCAACACGCCGTTGTACGTCTGGGAGGCAATAAGTTGCTCTTCCAGGGCGCCACGGAGTGCGGAGATAGCTGGGGTGTTCTCCAGGAAGGACTTCTTGAGCGTCTTGCCCTCAGCCTTCCCGCCACCAACGAATCCACCAACTTTCGCGTCACCCGCTCCATACAGGAACGCATAAATGAAAGTCTTAGCGATGGCCCGACGAGCCTCGTGGTATTCGCTGTGTTTGTCTCGCGTCTCGTCTGGACAAATCCCTGCGGCGATTCCGTTCACCCAGTGGATATCACCGTTAAGCACGGTGTCCGCGTAGACGCCTCCGTCGAATGGAGACCCGAAGTGACCGAGGCAGCGCAGCTCCAAGCCGCTTGCATCGACACCCACCTGTATCCACCCACGGAGACCAGCTCCGAACAGAGAGCGGCACTCAGGGCCGTATGGGGCTGTGCCCGAAGGCACCTGGGCCATGTTCGGGAAGGAATGGGTGGCACGTCCTGTTACCGCACCATTCGGGTTCACTGAGCCGTGCATGCAGCCGTCCGAGCCGACCTTCCGCATCCATGCGTTGTCACCTTCGGCAAGCTGCCCGATCCGCTTCTGGATCATCAGGTAGTCACGAACCAAGTCGATGGCCGCCTGGGCCTTCTGGTCGGATACCTTGACGTGCTCAAGCACCTCATCGTCCACCTTTGGGGCACCTGCAGGAGTCCATTCCTGCGGTTCCCACCCAGCGATCTCCAGGACCCGAATGATGTGGTCGCGGCTCGCTGGGTTGAACGTGATGTGCTTCACCGGGCTATAGGGAGCACCTTCCATGGTCTCCCGCTTATCCAGCCGGCGTTTCTTGCCCTCACCGCACCAGACTCCGCCAACCTTCGGGTACTTGACCTTCGGGTACTTGGGGAGCGGCTTCCCTGTCTTCGGGTGCTTGAAGGCTTCCGTGCCTCCGTGAGGTTGATACCAAGACCCGAAGGTCTCGATGAGCTGCATGAGGAGATCGGAGCGGCGTCCTGCCAGCTCCATGTAAAGCTTCTCAGCGGCTACCTGGTCGAACGGGAATCCATTCCGTTCCATCTGAGCCAGCGTCCATGCGGCTTGATGTTCCAGGCGAACGGCGGCCATCCATGGCTCGCCATTGGGCGCAAACGGGAAGTAATGAGCGTCAGAGACGAGCTTCTCGAAGAGTCGCAGGGTTACCTGTACGTCCTGTACGCAGTACTCCAGCATCTCCTCGTTGAAGTAGGCCCAGACGTTCTCACCTTCGCCGTAGGTGCCCTTGAGGATCCCCAGGCGGTAACCCCATGCCTTCAGTGCATGAGAGCCGTGGAGCTTTCCTGGAAGCTTGCCAGCCCGCATCAGGGCGCCATCTCGATCCTTGATGTTGGCGTAGACCAGGCGGGAAGCTACGAGGGTGTCGAAGACCCTCTGGCGGGGGATGTTGAGGCGCTTACCTGTCAGCTTTCGCTTGAGGAGATCGAGCGCCGGGTGGTCGTACTTGATCCCGTTGTGGAAGACCAGAAGACCATCAGGTTTTGCCGCCTCGGCCTCCAAGGCCTTCAGGTAGCTAAGGAAATCCTCCGGACGATAACGGATGGTCTCCCCGGTGGCAGGGTCGATAGTGACCCCGCAGTGGAACTTGGAAACGGTGTCCAAAAGGCCGTCCGTTTCGATGTCCGAAATGAGCATAGGGTCCCTCCTGTGCTTCAAGCTGTCGTGTGAGGATTTCCTCCTAAGTGGTTGACTGGTATGGGATTACCGTTAGCGGGTCAGCGCCTTGAACTTGGCGGCCTCGAAGCGCAGCTTTTCGGCATCGGCACGGAAGCCCTCTTCGGCCTTGCGCATGGCTTCGGCGGTGTTCTTCGCCCATTCGGCCTGCTTGGCCTTCTGGTCGGCCGCCTTGGTCAGCGAAGCGATGAGGCGAGCCAGGATGAAGCGGTAGGTTTTGATGACGAACATATGGGTTCTCCTTTAGAAGTCGGGGTCGTCGCTACCATCGAGCTGGGCAGCGGTGGATGAATCGGGTTCCCAGCCATCAGGCAGGGGCTCAAGCCAGCCGGTTTCCCGGTTGTAGAGCATGAAGCCGGCCACACCGGTCTCCCCGGTGAAGCGGCACTTGAGGACTCGGAACAGGACCACGTTGGGGTTCTCGCCTTGCTGGTTACGCTCGGCGGCGATGATGGTGTCCGAGAGCTGTCGCAGAGATCCGGCACCGCGCAGGTCGGTAACCTTGATGACTCGGCCTTCCTCGTGAGGGGTCCCCTTCTCGGGGTTCTTGAGGTGGCAGATGACGACCATCAGGACGCTATTGGTCTTGGCGAAGGTCTTCAGCTTGGTCATCAGGCGGTCGATGGTCTTCCGCTCGTCTGCGTTGTCGTCCATGCCGGACACCACAATCGAGATGTGGTCCAGGACGATGACCTTGCAGCCCATGGCCTTAACCATGTAGTGCAGCTTGGCCAGCAGACGGTCTTCCACGGATTCCGCGAAGGAGTCATAAAGGAAGAGCTTGTCGGTCTCGAAGATGGCATCGAAGGCAGCGTCGAATTGCTCCTCCGTGGTCGCCTCCGGGTTCTGCCGGTAGCGAGTCTTGAGATGGAGCCCAACGATGTCCTGGATGGTTTCCTCGACGGCCTCCTCCAGCATGGCGACACCCGTAGGGATCCCCAGACGGTGGAACCAGTTGTAGGTGTTCTGGCGGACGAAGGTGGACTTGCCGGAGCCGGAGCCCGAGGTGACCATCAGGACCTCACCCTCACGGGCGTCCTTGGTCATCGAGCGGAGCTGTGTTGGGGCATCGAGCGGAATGGTCGGGGCGACCTTCTTCTCTTTGACCCGTGCCTTCATGGCCTTGGCGGAGACCACGCCGTCCGGAATGAACGGGGAGGCGTTCCACATGGCCTCCATGACATCCTTGCCCCGGCCCGCCAGGAGGCACTCGTTGGCATCCTTGAGAGGAAGCACAGCGATCTTCACCTTGCCGGCTGGGAGGATCTCAGCGGACTCCTGAGCGGCCAGGCGGCCAGGCTCGTCCATATCGAACATCAGGACGATCTCCTCGAACTGGTCGAGGTACTCATAGTTAGCAGCCAGGCAGGCTTTAGCGCCCTTAGCGCCGGCTGGGATGGAGACCACCGGATACTTCAGGCCCTGGAGCTGGGCGACGGACAGGCAGTCGATCTCACCTTCCGTAATGACGATCTTGCGACCACCATTCCAGAGCTGCCGGCCGAACAAGAGGGACTTGTCGAACTGGCCACGGGTGGCGAAGTTCTTGTCCTTGTCGCGGAGCTTCTGACCAACAAGGGTGCCGTCTTCGGAGTAGTAGTTGGCGATCTGGTATGACACGCCGTTCTGCTTACCGATCCAATAGCCGTACTTCCTGCAGGTCTCCTCCTGGATCCCTCTGGCCGTCAGACCCTGATAGCGGCCTTGGTGCTTACCCATCTCCAGGCAGCCTTCGACAACCCGAGTAGAAGGCCGATACTCACCCCCTGCCCCGTCACCAGGGACATAGTGGTCACACGCAAAGCAGAACTGGTGACCATCCGTGTATAGAGAGTTCGCATCTGAGCTCCCACACTTTTCGCATGGGATGTGTTCCAGGAACTGGCTGTCTTCGCCTTCACCTTCAGAACGGTCCATCAGGACCACCCACAGGGCAGGTTACAGGCAGCTCACCGGTGGCTCGACGGGGAACCAGGTCCACATACTTCGCCTGCATCTTCAGCCGGCGCTGTAGGTTTCGCTCACTCGCAGGGATCCCACGGACCTCCACGAGCTGGCCCCAATGGGTATCACCGACAAACCGAACGTGTGCCCCATCGATCCCGTGCTGGGTGCCGGAGATCAGGAACTGGTTGAGGTTGTAGTCGAAATTACCGATGGCCTGGGTGGCACACTCGAAGTCATACACGATGACATCAATGGGGACCGTGGACAGCTTGCAGCAACCGATGATCCGGTCGTGGTCCGTGTGGTCGTAGAACTGCATGGGATCGTAGGCAACTGTCGCCGCGTCGAGGGCATCCATGACTTCGCGGAAGGAAACTCCCACGGTGATGATGTCGATGTCTTTGGGCTTCACTCCGAAGAAGATGTCCCGAGCACAGCCACCAGCAATCACGCAGCGGATGCCACGGGCTTGGAGGTGCTCCAGGAGATCGAAAGCGGCCTGCATCGAGGAACGGTTAATCATATGAACCTCCTTGTTCACAGGGCAAAAGGCTCCCCGAGGCGGCCGTGAGGACCACCTTGAGGAGGGCTTGAGGGTTACAGCAGGCTCTTCGCCAGGTAGTCCTGGACGTTGAACGAGGGGCAGGCTTTGCCAGAATCCAGCTCGTTGTGGCCGACGATCCGAGCCCCTGGGTAAGCCTGTTGCAGGCCCCTTAGGGTTGCATTCAAGGTGTCCCACTGGGCCGGCGTGAAGTTCGCGGCTGGCTGCAGCTTCTCGTCCACACCACCGACCAGACAGACGCCTACGGAGGTCGCGTTGTGGCCTTGAACATGCGCACCGACCACACCCAGCTCCCGGCCGTGCTCGACGGAGCCGTCTCGACGGATAATCAGGTGATACCCGACATCCAGGAAGCCACGCTGGCGGTGCCACTGGCGGATCTCGCGCAGGCCGATGTCCATGGATGGCTTAGTGGCTGCGCAATGGACCACGATGAGGTCCGTCTTGAGGCGATTTTTGAATTGAACCTTCGGCATCATTGCACTCCTTTGCAAATGAGGATGCCGTCTGGGATCGGTTGGCCTTTCTCCTTCAGCCAGGCGGCCGGGATGAGCTTGTCAGCAAATTGGAAGCCATTCTTTTCGCACCATTCGGCATAGGTTGTCTTGGAGCCCTTGTAGAGCTTTGCTCGGCTCGATGAGAAGACGAAGCGGATGTCCAGCTCCGGGTGTTGCTCCTGGATCAGCAAGTGTTTCTTGCGGTCGTCTACGTCGAAAATCCCTTTCGACTCCACGATGATCCCATTGCGCAGCACGAAGTCAGGCGTATAGGACGCCTCACGCTGGGGCACGGTGTACTTCAGCTTGAACTGCTCGAAGGCCACAGGAATCCCTGCAGCCTCCAACTGAGCGGCGATCTTCTCTTCGAGGCCGGAGCGGTAGGCAGTGGTTTTGCCTGCAGCCGACTTAGCGGCATACGCTCGGCGGCCGGTGAAGGCCATTAGAAGTCGCCACCATTATCAGACACTTCATAGCCATCATCAGCGGGGCCGAAGCCATCATCTTCCGGCTCATCCTGAGGAGCCTGGCGGCGCGGCTGGGAGTTGTCGGCCACATAGCCGTCCTCCTCGACCTCATCACCCCAGTCCTCTTCGCCACCGCCGAACTCGACCAGCTTCAGCAGCATCACAGAGTCGATCTGCAGCTTGACCGAGGCGCCAGTGGTTGGCGTCCAGCCGTAATCCATCAGGGTGACCTTGGCCTTGATCTCCGAGCCGCCCGAGATGTTCGGAACGTCTACGATGGTCTTGCCCTTCGAGTCGGCCACCTTCAGCGGCTTCATGATGGTCTTACCGGTCTTCTTGTCGTCGTAGCGGTCATAGCTCGACATGCGGAAGGTCACGGTGCCATCGCCATTGTCCACGAACGGCAGGTCACCTTCGTAAGGAACCAGGGGCTTCTTGCCGCGCTGGACCTGAGGAGGGTTCTTCTTGTGCTCGGCCAGGCGCTTCGCATAGGACTCTTCGTGATGCTTCACGATGGCGTCGATGAACGGCTGGGCAGCGTTGGCCTCGATGGTCAGGCTGATTTTGTACTTGCCACGCTCGGTGGCGAAGTGGTCACGGCCGAAGTCTGCCTTGGCGATGTAGGCGTAGGGCTCGACGGTGCCGCGTGGGGTGATGACTTGTGGACGCTTTTGGAAATTGCTCATGGAATAGACCTCCTTGTCTATGTGGGTTAAGCTGGGAAGCGGACCTTTGCGACCTCCGTCTGCAGGTACTCGCGATTGATCTCGATGGCCATTTGCTCGCTGGCATTGCGCCGGAAGAGCTTGAAGGACCCGTACACAACGGCCTTGAAGTTCGCCAGGAGGAAGCCCTTCTGGAAACGCCAGGTCTCATGCTTGAAGTGGGCGTAAAGCTCGGGGTCGTATGGACGCCCTTCTGGGCTATCCGTCTGGGCCTGCTTATCGGCGATTTCGAGCAAAGCAGACTCCACGATGTCCTTCTGTCGAGCGGACATCACGTAGTTGAACAGGCAGCCAGCCAGGCCGGAGCCTTTGGTAGCCGCGAAGTTCCAGAGGTGCAGGAAGCCGTCTGGAGCGGAGCGGGTGTTGCCTTGAGCTCTGCGCATTAGCGGTAGTCCTTGTGTGGAACCTTTCCGCCCTTCAGCGCAACCCAGACGGTCACACAAGGGACCAGGTTCACGCACAGGCGGCGGTTGAAGGTTGAGTAATGGGCGCCCACCCAGAGGGAGCGCCAGTTGACCAGGATGCCGGCCTTCATTCGGGAGTTACCGAAGGGCGGACCCGATGGACTTCGCCATACTCCAGCTCAGCGGCTTCGTGGGCTTCGTCCAAGGAAGAGGCCCACATAGGGACCTCCTCGATTTCGTCTTCGACGGTCACCAGGACCTTGAAGAGCTTCATTGCGTAGTCACGTTTGGGCATTGTTCGCCTCCTTGCGAGCTTTCGCCTGGACCACCATCCGAGCACCGAAGAACTCCACCTTTTGGGAGTCATAGAGGCCCTCTTCGTCCTGGCCTTTCTTGCGGAGGTCCAGAGCTGCAGCGGCGCATTGACGCCAGATGGCCTTAAAGGCGTTCCCTTGGGCGTAATTCATCTGGAGCGCCTCGATGATGTCGTTGCACTCAGCGGTATACGGAAGGGTGTGCTTGGTGGTGGGGTGGGTAATGCGGACCTTGTAGTAGTCCACGGAGCCACCAGAGAACTCTGGGGCTGGCAGTGTGCCGATCACCTTTGGGGCATCTGCAGGACCACGAGGTGGACACACGCAGAACTGCCAGGAGTTAAGACAGTCGGGGCACTGCTTCATGCTGCAGCTCCCAGGCGGTCAACTTTGACAACCTGGTCGAAGGCACGAAGGCGGGAGTGTCCAGGGGTGACCTCGATCTCCACGGTCTTCGGGAGAACTCGCAGGACACGACCCACGGTCATACCGGAAGCGCCTTTACCGCCTTTGGCGAAGACCACGTAGTCACCTTTGGCGAGCGCTTTGCCCACGATGTCATTACTTGCGGATTCCATTGCAGACCTCCTTCAGGCGGGTCCACAGGAGGACCAGGCGCGGCCAGCGGCCGGTGTATGGGGTGAGCTTCAGGCGGCCCAGTTGAGCGGCCTTGGCGCAGGTGCCTTTGGTGACCAGGAAGGTCGCCTTGTTGTCCTTGTTCACCAGGACTCCATTGAAGGGCTTGGTCTGGACGTGGCGGATCTCACGGTCCACTCGGACGGTGAAGCGGAGCTTTGGGACTCCACGGTTGTGGTGCAGAAAAGTCTCGGGCACGGTTGGGCCTCCTTGGCAGGTGAATGGGATGTCCTATCAGTGAGGGGATTTAGGCAGGCAACAAAAAGGGCCGACCCATCACAGGCCAGCCCTCCAGGTAACGCAGGGTTTCTTTACGCGATCTTCGAGGCATCCAAGCGGCGCTGCCTACGCTTGCGGTAGGAGAACCAAGGCCATGCTATGACCACTCCCAGCAATATCAGTGGGGTGCAGGCGCTCAATCCGGCTCCGATGGAGAGCATGAGGATGGTGGCAAGCACGAGGAGGATCAGGATGGCCTTAACGAGGATGTCGAAAGTGCGGAACATGGTGAACCCTTGGTGAGAACGTCTACCAGGAGGAGTTTACCAGTGTGTAGATCGAGGCGATGACGCCCAGGATGAGCAAGCCGATGGCCAGCCCAAAGCTCACGTAGTGGATGACCGTCTTCGGCCACCAGGTGATGGGCTTAGATGGCCGGATGCCCAGATAGCCCCAGTGATTCAGGTAGTCATTCCGGGTCGCCCAGCAGTAGATCCAAAGGAGGATCCAGAGGACTACCAGGAAGATGATGGATAGCTCCTGGTCACTGGCCGAGCCACTGGAGTGACTCATGGAAGCCCCGATGGAGGCTCCCACTGCCGCGCCGATAATGGCACTCATTCCTTCACCTCAGGAGACGAGATGCCCCGCCAGCGGTTGAACGAAGGGTGGCGCAGGGATCCGTCCTCGAAGCGCTCCATGAAGGAGACCTCTACGGACCAACCGTAGAATGGGTTTTCTCCCGCCGTATTGCCGAAGTCCGACCCACTTGCGTGCATCAGCTCGTCCACGGAAACACCGTAGTGCTCTGCTACAAGGTCGGTAAATTCGGTCATCTGCTCTTTGGTGATTCCGCAGGCATTGACCACATGGCCATCCTCCAGCAGAACCTCGAAGCCGATCACCTTGCCCTCGTTGGCCAGGCAGGGAGTGCCCCATACCAGACCGCAGACCGTGCCATCGATGGTGTCTTCCGGCTTCATCTTCCACTGGCCAACCTTCTTGCCGCGCTTCCAGGTGGCATTCGGATCTTTAACGACCAAGCCTTCCTTACCTTCGGCTCGACGGGTCTCGAAGAGAGTCGCCAGGCCCTCGTAAGTGAAGACATCGAGGCTCTCGACCATCTTCCACTTGATCTGTGGGACGTGCTTCTGCAGCAGGGCGACCATGAGCTCCGAGTGGACCTTCATGATGCCGTGGGTGACTTCGAGGTCACGGCCTTCGCGGATGGCATCCAGTGGAGCCACACCAAAGACGTGACCTTCGATGTCGGCCAGCTCCAGGAGTGGCTTGCCAGGCTTGGCGGTGGCGCGGCGCAGGAGGCCGGCAGTGAACTCGGCAGGTTGTCCAGGGACCACAATCTCCGCCTGCAGCATGAAGCCGTTCGGGTAGATGCACTGGTCATCCAGGAGGAGGTCAGCAAAGCGGCCATGACCGTTAAGGTCGCGGTTGTATCCGGCCTGCATCCCTGGGAGGAACTTACCAGCTCGGGAGAGGAACTGGACAGCGCGATCCTCGGTTACCACCAGGTTCAACTGGACGCCATCTTCCTTGGTGTCCGCGATGACCCACCCGGTAGTCTCGAAGACTTTACGGATGGCGTTCTCGGAGAAGTCCACAGGACCGGCTGGATTGGTTTCGAGGATTACGGATTGTGCTGCCATTAAATGGTTTCCTTTAGAAATTCGATGGTTTTCAAAGCGATGTCGCAGGAGATCGTCGGCGCCTTGGAGAGCTCCGAAGCGGCGGTCACTGGCTCCCCGCAGTAGGCGACCAGTAGGGCCAGGTCTTCGCTGAAGAGCATGTAGCCGCGCTGGACCCGATCAATGCGGAGGTACTTGCCGTTGTGGTCCACCAGGAGATCCCACTCGTTCGTGGGGAGCTGCAGAGTGGCCAGGGTGCGCATGCCCCGAGGATGGATCCCGTAGACCGGGTGGTCCGCCCGTAGGACTGGGCCAGGCTCAGGCCAGGTGAAGAAGTCCCTCAGCCAACCCATTCATGGCGCTCCCCTCGGGAGGTCTTGTTGCGCTTGCCTTTGCGTTGGCGCAGCGCTTCGAGCTCCTCAGGATTGCGGGCACGGGTGGTCGGACGAGACAGACGCTCGACGTGGTTGCTTTGCATTCGATTGGTTTCCTTCAGGCAAAAAGAAGCCCGCGCAGTGGCGGGCTCAAAGGGAGGTTGTGGGTGTCACTAAGAGTGAGGGTTTTTAAGCGAAAGCAAACTCAGACTTGAGGATTTCCTGGAGATCCAGGGACCCAGAGGCTGGGAGCGGCGGCATCTTGTCGAGCTGGGATTCATGGAGCTGGTCCATGAATTGCTCACGGAAGTCCGCCAGGACATCGTTGTTTTCGTAGGTTTCCACCATGGTCTCCCGAACTGCCCGGAACATGCCCCCGGCTTTCGCTGGGATAGTCCCGAAGGAGTCATGGATCAAGGCGAAGAACTCGATGCTGTAGGCTTCACGGGCTTTCACCACGGTCTTCCGGAGGTGAGAACCATCCTGGGAATGGACAAAGTTCGGGGACACCCCGCTCTCCATCTTCCTCGGGTCCATCTCTTCAGAGTCCCGGACGTTGACCGTGGCCTGCATCCTGTGGCTACCCAGGAACATCAGGTCCACCCGGCGCTTGACCGGAGTGAAGTACTCCTGCCAGACCGGGAAGCCGTCCGGGGTAATCCAGTGGACCGCCATGCAGGGCTTGAGGACCTCTTTGGTCTTCTTGTCCTTGACGGTGCTGGCCATCAGCTTGGCGGCGCGCTGGAGCCACTCCATGGCCTCGACGGAGGCAACCACTACGACACTCACAGAATCCCAGATGTGTTTCGCCAGATAGCGAGCAAACTGGTCCGGGTGAGTGAACATGTGGCCCTGCCCTCTGTCGATGGCTGGACGGATGATGTCCACCATGAGCTGGTCAGCGAAGCCGAACTCCTTTGATCCGTAAGGCAGCGTCATCACGGAACGTTTAGTGGTCGAGCGGGTCACACCGTAGGTATCCCAGCCTTTCGCAAGCGTTCGGGTGCCAATGGTGCGGACCTCCCGGATCTCTCCGGTCTTCTCGTCCGTGACCAATTCCACCTGGTCCTCAGTGCCGTGCTCCATGTCCACTTGCATCCGCAGGATGACTTCGTGGGCCACGAGACGGTAAATGTCCTGGACTTCGGTGGATGGGAGGAGGTTTACAGCACGGCCACCACGCTCGTCGCGGAGCATTGCGGAGAAGTGCTGAATACCGGAACAGGAGCCGTCGAAAGCAATAGGTAGTCGCGATACCCACGCTTCGCCGTGCTCCTGGACTCCTGCCCACTCAAAGCAGAACGCCAGGAAACAGAACGGAGAGTCCATGGACATCCATTCCGTATTAGTGAGGGGATCTGCAGCACACGCCAGGATTAGCTCCTGGTTGTCCTCGACCCACTTCAGGCGCTCTGCAAAGCCCACCTTGTCCACGCCGGCCGTGTTAGCCCCATGGATAGCCAACCACATTTTCCCTTCAGCTCCGATAGGCTCCCCGTGGGCAGCCTGCAGGAGTCCCTTCGTCATATCGTTCCCTTGCGGGTTGAACATCGGGAGGGCATAGACCCGGCCGCGCCAGTCCATGTTGTAGGGGAACCAGATGGCCTCATACTCCGAGAACTTGTTGGCCTGGGCCAGGGTGAACTCCAGCCGCAGCCTGCGAGATGAACGCGCCTTCTCGCGGCGGTAGACCTTGGTGGCGTCCTTCTTCCAGACCTTCAGGCTCGCCTCGTTCTCATCGATGTCCTCCGGGCGCATGGGGAGCTCTTCCTTGGCCAGAGCCGGGAAGTCATCAATGGGTACGTTTTGCCATTCGGACAGCGCGTTGGCCACCTCCAGGACCTTGAGGTTCACCGACCAGGCAGACTCCTGGGCCAGGTTAACGGCCTTCACCACCTCCGGCATGTGGACATCCCGGTAGCGGTCCAGAGCTCGCTTGGTGCGGACCCGGATGAGACTTACAGGCTTACGGCCCTGTGCCCAGTACCCACCGCCCCGCACACCGACCCACTTTTTAGGAGGGACGACACACGGCTGATGGACTGGGGCGATGCCGGCCAGGCTGAAGGCGCGCTGCGAGAGCTTCTCGGCCCACGCTGGATGCAGGTGGACAGCCTCACAGTCACTTGCTGCGTGCCCGGCGTTCTCGCGGACCACCTCGATCAAGCCCGAGGACTCGATAAGGATCTCCATGAGTTTGATCCCCACCTGGAAATGCTCATCCTTGCCGATGTCGGCCCGGTTGACCTCCCAAGGGAGCCAGGTGTCGAGCTGGCCGTCCGTGGCCATGTTGGTCTCCACCGCCTTCATGAACTCCTTCTTATAAAGGTGGCCATTGCGGCGATCCAGGGCTGGCCGGATGACTCGCTTGAAGTGCTGGGCCTCTTGCTCACGGATACGACCAAAGCGCAGCTCGTCTTCAATGGACTGGCCAATGGAGATAGCCACGCGCTGGACGGTGTGAGTGCCTGAGGTAGACGCAAGAATCCCGAGGGTGCGCTTGATCGTAACAATCGCGGCCACCTCGGGTTTCAGTACGCGGAACTTGTCGATGGCCACATGCTTGCGCCGGACCTTAGTGTTCTGGTGTTCGAGCCACTCGTTGTACCGAGCGACGAACATAGGGACCAGTGCCTCCAGGACTGGCTTAGCGGTTGTGGTGTCTGCATATTCGCCCGAGGCCATGGCAGCCTCCAGGCCCTTACGGAACCTCTCTTCACCCAGGACGTATGCCTCATGCTCAAGGGAGAGCTGAAGGGCCGCCAGGTCCTCCCCGTACAACCTGGAGAGGGTCTCGAAGGCTTTTGGGGAATGCTTGATGTCGGAGAAATCTTGTTGCTCAGGGAGAAGGACACTCATTTACTGCAACGTTCCTTTGCGTTGAACTTAGAGGACCCACCTGGACCACCAGGGAGGACTGAGAGGATCCGGAAAGGTCTCTCTAAGTAGTGAGGGCTTTTAAATCTGGGCCAGGCGCTCACTCACCGCTGCGGCAGTCGTCTCCCGGTAAAATGCCCGTCCAGCTTGGTCCTTGCCCACGCAAAAGCCCGCTATGTCCAGCGCATGTTGATCCCAGAGACGTGCTCCTGCAGAGGGCACCTGTCCTCCTTCTTCCACCGCCTAATGAGGTCTTACCCCATGCCCCGCAGGACATAGGGAGTGGCCTTCTCAGCCGCTGGGTAGAAAGTCCTATCGTTGTGTGCCACCGGGAAGCCAGGGCAGTATAGCTTGAATACTGTATGTCCAACCAGTATACTGAAGACCTCTTACATGAGGTGCCACCTGAGTCATCCACTACTCAGTCACCTCAATACGGCCGAGGATGTCCGCCATCTGATAAACGAAGCGTTTGGTTCCTGCCGAGCTCTTCAGGGCCACCTCCAGGAGGGAGTCATCAAGGATCATGATGATCCCCTCCACTGTGGCCTTGTCGTACTCATGCCCGACGCTGAAGAACGTAGACATGGACTTGTAGCTGATTTGCCCATCCGTCCCAATCGACGGGGCTTTCACATAGAATTTAATTGAGCGGACTGCTTGTGTGCGCATGGGATGTAAACTCCTGTAGCCATGAGAAGGGTGAAGTCTCCACGCTCCGTCCAGGAACGAGAGGCGTTCTGTTTGAGTGCGGCAATTAGAGCTTGCTTTCGAACCCGCAGACGCTTGAGACACTGCAGAGTATTCCGCCGTTCGGCAGCTAAATCTATGGGATTTATTGACGAGAGCTTTCCGCGCTGGTAGGTTTTGCGCAATTCCACGTTTAAGCGCGCAATTTGCGAATCCACGAGCACAGTCTCGTTGATGACCCGTGCCAGGGATCTGGCGGAGGGAGCATTCCATTCCGTTGCGTTCATGACGTTCAACTCAGTAGTGAGATCCAGATGGCAAACCAGCAAGGCAATACCCTACTCCAGGCTAAGGTCACGGATGAGACCCTTAACACTGCGCTGCGGGCATTCGATGCTGTCTTCACTCCATCCCTGGAGGCAGATTTCTTGGTGTCCGATGAGGACGCTATAGATGAGCTGTACCTGGACGAAGGCTTCGAGGACGAAGAAGACTAACGCTCTACTTCCTCAAGGTGCTCCAGAAGACCAGAAGGTTTCGAGCACCTTCCGTTACTGGCATTCCATAGTGAAGGGTCCTCGACCCCTGGAATAGCATCGCGTGGCCCAAGGGCAACTGTGGGACCTCGAAAGGCTCCCCAAAGCCCTGCGGCTTAACCATCGTGCCCCCACCCTTATGATCGTCCGATAGGGCAACCACCAGAGTGATGTCTGAATCCTGGTCGTGGTGCCAATGCCCCTTTGCGACCTCCTGCGGGCGGTACTGAGCGAACTGGATGGACTGGATGAACTTCGGGTCCAACTGATAAAGGATCTTGGCCAGTGGTCCCACAACGTGCATGAACAGAGACGCCAGGGCGGCGTGAAGAGACGGGCAGCGGTCTTGTAGTGTGACCTCTGGGATCTGGACCTCGGCCTCCTCGTCTGCATTGACCTCGAAGGACATCGCCGCGATCTCTGTCAGCAGGTCATCCACGTATTCGGGGTGCAGGAAGGGAATCGAGTAGACGCCAGAGGAGTAACGCCCAGCGCGGTCTGAGCGGCCGTGCTCAAATACCGAGCGATTGAGCTCTTCAAGGTCGCTGTGATGGACAGGAGGCCCGCTTAGGAGCTTGTCCCAGGTGAGCCCGTGTTGATCCTCAGACAGCTTAGCGAGGCGCTCGATGGCGGGCATGTGTGGACGCAGCTCGGGATGGAGCTTGTCCTTTGAGGGGATGGCCGTGCCGGCCTTTAAAAGTACGTGCGTCATGCTCGTTGTTTCCGTTCGTTTACGTTGCGTTGCGTTCTTGCACACAACCTGCAAAGAGTCCCATTGCAGTCTGAGGCTCTTTGCGTGTTCTGCGGGTGAGCCCCGGCGCCTGATTCTACGCAGCGCGGGGCGGCTTGCAACTGGTTAAATGAAAGTGCACTACCGACCCGACAAGTGGTTGACACCCTGCCGTTTCGCTATGGTAGAGCGGATTCTGGCGTCAGAGACTTGTCGCCTCTTCGCCTCCACATGCTCCTGGAGGAAGCGCCGGAGATCCTGAGTCGCGTACCTGTCGGTTATCTTGCGGTCAGTCTGCCAGGCACCCTTGAGCCACCCGATAGACGAGCCCGTGCGAAACTCAGTGACCATTAGGCGAGCGTCCTTGTGATGCTTGTGGAGCGTGAAGTCCATCAGCTCCCCATCAATGGCCACTGAGTATGTCGCCAGGATCTGCGCCCACTTGAGACCGTCTGTCGTGACCACCTTCAGGTAATCAGGCAGGCGCAGCCACGGGCCTGTCATAGCTCCCGCGTCCAGACCTGATGGAGCCTCTCCGCCATGGTTGCCTGCCCTACGCTGAAGGTGTCGCGCTCGAAGGTGGCACAGGTAGCGACCCACGAGCCATCCGGTAGCTGGCCATAGGACCAGGCACCGACCCAGCATTCGAGGGACGCATAGATACGGAAGGCATTCTTGAGGTTCTCATCCAGGGACAACTTCTCGTCGTACTGGAAGACCCGCTCGGTGACAGCACCGGCCAGCTTCAGCCGGGCACCCTTAGTCCTGGTCTGCGGCATGTACCGCGCATGGATGGCGAACATGACTCACGCCTCGCCTTCCAGGACACATTCAGTGCACAGCTTGGCGAAGTCCTTACAGGCCTGCAGGTCGCCAGTGAAAACGGAGCCAGACGCCAGATCGTGCATCCAGTACGGACCACGCCAGCAATCGAAGAGACCGAACCGATAGGTCTGGCCCCTGTGTGTCACCTGGACGAAGTGTTCAGAGGTCGAGTAGTCACGCGCCTGGGCTTGCTCACGGTGAGGCTGCAGGCCCTTGAGGTCTGCCACACGGAGCTTAGAGATGGTGATGGTGGCCGGAGCCAGGAGGCGCTCCTGGTCATCTGGGTGCATCTGTCTGAGGGCCATGCGAGCCAACTCTGGATTCAGTACCCAGCGGCCCAACTCGGACTCCACCAGCTTAATCACATAGTCCAGCGACAATGCGTCAATACGGGCGTCAAGGATAGCGTGGCGTTCTTGGAGAGTCATTGCGTTAGTCATTATCGTTACCTTGCTTTACGTTTCATTGAGGTGTGATTCCACCAGAGCCCACGAGCTAACCCATGGGCTCTAATTGAATCACTCGTTAACGAAGACGTGAGCGTAGCCCTTGCCATTAGGCAGGCCACCGGAGACGAACTTGGCGTAGCGATTGGTGCCGTTCGGTTTCCAGCCCAGCTTGTCAGCCAGAGCCCGAGCGGCTGCCTTGTGGTTGTCCTCGCTATTGAGGGCATCGTCGTAAGGCACGGCGATAGAGCCCGCTTCGCACTTAGCGACCACGCGGGAGCCTCGGAAATTGGTAGGCCCGAAGTATTTGGTGATGATGGCTTGCATTATGGTGATTCCTTTACGTTGCTTTACGTTGTCGTTGCGTTTCATTGAGTGTTACCAGCGGAGCACCCAGGCTATAGGTGCTCGACTTGTGGCACTCAGGCTACATAGACCAGCTCATCCTCTCCCAGGTACAGGTCCAGGCAGCCGAAGGTCTTAGTGGCAGCCGTGAGCTTTTCACCCAGCTCGCCCAGGCCACGATCCCAGAAGCCAGATCCATGGCCACCACGGGTCAACCAGAAGTCATGCCCGGCGCACTCCCATACGTCCTCATTGGGACATACACGCACCTTGGCGTACTCCAGGAGTTGCTCGCCGGCATACTCCATAAAGTCCTGGACATCCTTGCAGGCCTTGGCGGCCTCACCTGGAGCCCACTGGTAGTCATCCAGACAGACGTGCTCCTGGGTCTCAGGGTGAGTGTCCGAGGAAGCCCATAGAGCAGCCTCCAGGTAACCAGCGGTGAAGCGAGCCACTTGCATTTCATTGAATTGAGTCATTGCGTTGTATTCCTTTGCGTTACGTTTCGTTAGTGAATCCAGCGGTGAGCCCGCAGACGCCTAATGGCACAGGCTCACGACTTGAATCACTGTCGTTACGTTCTATTGCGTTGCTTTGTAGTTGTTAAAGAGCGAGTCCTTTCAGAGTTCTTTAAGAGCGTCTCTGTCTGGAGTTGGCTCATCGTATCAACCATAGAGTTTAAGTCAACAAGTTTTTCAAAAAGAATTCCATGTGCTCAAAGTGTGGTCCTACTGAGTAGGGATAGCGCCTCATGTATTCCCAGGGAGAGACCAGGAGGAGAACTTAGGGAGCGCTTACAGATAGGGACAGACACAGAGACCTGGATGATCGAAGAGTGAGCCCTAATGCCCTCCCCTGGGCTCTCCAGGTGGCCTACAGCCCGTGAGTATCCATAGGTCTACCCAGTGTTAGAACCTGTTAGAAACCCAGTGATTCCGGGGCCTCCAGGGCCTTAGCGTGTGCGTATAGTGACCCCTGGGGTCCTTAATGCGCCTGTATGTGAGCGCGTGAGGGGTATACGGGGGTAATGCTGCGGTAGTTACAGTGAGATGGTCTCTCAGATTTTTCTACCAGATTCTTAAAGGCTCTTTATGCGCACCAAAAGTTACACTTAGGCGAGACTCAAGTGGACCTACCTAATGAGACCACTAAGACCCTGATGGAGAACTAAGAGATGCCTTGCAGGCCATTTAATGGTGGAGTGGTAACGACCCATTAAATGGCGGGCGCTGGAGGTGTTAGAACCATGTTAGAAAAGTGTTAGACGTGGGATTGAGCTGGATGCCGAAGCCCCGTATACTCGGGAAGCGCCACGAGCTGGAGAGTACAAGGTGATCTCTCCACTAACTGTATTGGAAAAGCTCAGGGGCGCCCGCCTGCCTTCGTTGACTTGGCCGGGCGCTTGTGGCCTGTACCTGGAAAATAAGTGAGAATGCCGACAGCCGCATTCGGCAAACCGAACTTATCATATCCAAGAAACGTCATCAGCTTAAGGCCCAGATCGCAA